CTGTTAATCGTGCCAACGTGCAAGACCCGTTTCGAGCAAGTTACTTTCAATTGTCGGGGCGTAACCCGTCAACATTGCCAACGCTGGCAGTCGGCGATTCAATCATGGTCAAAGCCACTTATGCTGGAACCGATTATTATCAGTCATCTAACAAAGTTGCTGACCTACAAATTGACTACGGTTTCACTAGCAACCTTGACCGCTGGTCGTTAACCCTTGAAAACAGTTTGGCTAACGCTGGCAGAACTGTCACAACTGTTTCGTGGCCTGCTGGGTATACGACGTGGCAGGCCGCCGACGCTTTGTGTACTGCCGCCAGTATTACTCTTAATTCAACTGGTTTAGCAACTAGGGCTTCTAGTTTCGTGTCTGCACAAACTTTAACTAACGCAAATGTGTTGCAAACTTTGCAGACACTTATTCAAACTGAACAGGGCATAATTTACGGTCAAGAGTCCACGAACATTCAATGGTTAGGTCGAGCCGAACTTGACGAAGCAATACCCATAGCCGAATTTAATGATGGCACTTTGGCAGCTACGCCATTTGTAACGCAACTCAAATTTGACAATATCCAATTTGCTGGTATTGCCGACAACTTTGCCACAAAAGTTGTAGTCGAGCCTGACGGTTTAGCTTCCCAAAGCAGTGGTACCGGTACACGCATTTTTACTTTAAGCACTTATGACCAGACGACAAGTCAAGCCGCCGATCTGGCTGGTTTTGTGAAGTCAACGCTAGACCAGTCTGACGATGTGCCTTATACGGTTGGCGCTACTTTAAGTGAGCAAGACAATTTCACGTTGTTAGCTCTTGTTTTGGGCAGCGACATTGGTGGGTTTGTCAATGTGGTTTTGCGTGGTGTCCGCTATCAGGCTGTCGTTAACGGTGCAACTGTTTCGGCTGACCCGTCCGACACTAGGGTGTTGTTAAATTTGACTTCAGCTTTGGTGTACAACTTTTTCCGTCTTGATAGTGCTGTCTATGGCATTCTTGATACAAGTAAATTAGGTTTCTAAGGAGAAAACATTATGGCTACACAGTGGACAGCAGGAACAACTAGCGGACAGGTGTTGACTGCGGCGACGCTTAACACCATCGGGGCGGCTTCAGTGTCGTACACCCCGACTTTGACACAAGGCGTAACAGTCAGCAAAACGATAGTCGTTGCCCGATATTTTCAATATCAGAAAATGGTTATCGGTCAAGTTAGTTTGAGCGTTACTAGTTCGGGCACTTCAGGTTCGCGTATTTTGATTGGTTTACCTTTGACTTCAAACATTGCTAGTGAAATTATTGTCGGTACTTTTTTAATAGTCGGCGGCCCGTCGCATTACGGCAACATAGTTGGGTCGGCGGTTCAACAATCAACAACAACCGTTGGCGGTTTTGTTACTAGCGGAACTTCAAACTGGGCTGGTGTTAGCCCGACATATCAACTTCTTTCAGGCGACTCTGTTCATATAACTTTTATGTACGAGGTGGCATGATGAAAACAGTTACTTGCACTAACGAAACCTGCCCAGAAAACGGTGTTAACGAGTTCATGTGTGGCGACCCCGACTATGTTGAATGCGGTGTGTGTCACAAACCCTGTGACCTATCGGAACTATACGACGACCCAGCATCATGCAACTGGACACCCGGAAGCAACCCTGAACCATGAAAACTCTTGCCGTGATCGCCGCCCTCGCCATTGCACTAATGCTGGTCATCACCAGCTGTAGCGACCGCACTCGAAACAACTGCGAACAACAACCCACAGCCCAAAGGTGCGAACAATGAAAAAGTACACAAACTCAGAAATTAAAGCCCGACTAATTCTTATTGTGGGTATTGCTTTAGCCGTAGCGTTTCTAGGTTCGACTGCAGCTTTGTTGTACGGCCTGCTGTTTGTGATTCAACCTTTGGAAGTCAGCCCTAATGACGAATCAGCGTGGGCGTTACTATCACCAATGATGTTGTTTCTAACTGGCGCCCTGTCAGGAATCCTTGCCAGTAACGGCCTAAAAGATAAGGAACAAAGAGATGACCATTAGACCGTACACCGGCAACAAAGACGCCGTACACGCCCAAAAGCGTGAAGGCACCAAAGTGTTTGTGGACTATTGCTGTTACCTATTCGGCGTCACCAACATTGGCATTTTTAATGATCGAAACATGGTTGGCACAACCCCACCAAAAAAGTCTGTGCATGCCACCTGGCGAGCTGTGGATCTAAAAGGCACCGAAGCCCAGAGAATCAAACTTATTGACTTCCTGTACACGCACCGTGACATTTTGTGCATTGAGGAAATCCACGATTATGCAGGCACCTACAAAAACAACCCCAAAGGCTGGGGCGCTGGGTACCGCTGTGATCGTGACGCCTGGCGTGTGTACGACAAAAACACCATTGGTTCAAAAGGCGCCCAATGGGTACACGTCGAAGTCGCCCCACTGCTAGCCGACCACCCTGATGTAGTTCACCACGCTTTCAAAACTATTATGGGTACTTGACATAGACCTACCGAATCGGTAGACATACCCCGACCTGACCCCGACTGAAGGACAAAAAAATGAATGTAAAGCGTTTCCTAGGGCTAGCCCTATTTACCTATTTGATGTGTGCGGCGTTTGCGGTAGTCAACCAAAAAGACACCCCACCAGACACAAACCCAGTAGTGCCAGCCACAATTACCCTGGGCGAGTTAACCCCACAGCAGCTGCACGACAGGGCCGTAGAGCTGACAACCACAACCAGCACCACTACTTCGACACAACCCACCACAAAAGTGGCTTATGTTGACCCTGCAACGAAATGCCAGGAATGGTTGCCGGTAGCCGTATCGGTGGGCTGGCCGAATAACACCGAAACGCTAGAGAAACTAGGGCGCCTTATTTGGAAGGAGACACGCTGTTTGAACATTGGTTACCAACACCCGAAGTTCAATGGAAGTGACCACGGTTTGATACAGGCGAATAACATTCATAGGCGCTGGGCGGAAGAACTTTTCGCCATGCCGTTTGAAGAGTCAATGTCTGACCCGACCCTAAACCTGCGATTTGGTTTCCTGCTGTACGACACAATCGCTGAGACAGGCGCATGCGGTTGGCGCCCATGGAGAATGTGCTAACACATGTTCAATGTTGACCGCCCCGACTGGCAACAAGACGCAGCTTGTAAAGGCGTTGACACGGCCCTGTTCTTTCCCAGCAACGCTAAAGAATCTGCAGAATCACGTGCAATCATCAAACCAATATGTGAAGCCTGCCCAGTATTCAACAAGTGTTTTGCCTACGCCGTGTCATTCCCCGAAAAGGCTTTACAAGGCATTTGGGCTAACACTTCTGAAGGCGACAGGCGCCGCATGCGTTACTCAGCAACACCGATTGGTTATCGTAGAAATATCCCGACAACATGAAAGGCCCGACATGACAGAACAACTAGCCGAAATGACAGCGGCAATAGCCAAAGCAGAAATTGCTATGAAAGCCGCCGCCTGGCAGTTAGAAAAGCAAACCGAAGATATCGCAATGCTTAGAAAAGCCCTGTTTGAATTGGCTTATGTTGCCGAAGAGCACGGTATCTATTTGTCGAATCTGACTAAGCAGACACAAGACGCCATCGTGGCTATGCGCTTAGGCGGTTTCAAATGAACGTTATTTTGTGTCAAGAATGTCAAATGGAATTGCACCACCATGACATGCGATTGCAACCAATCCTTAAGGGAATATGTTTGGAATGTGGCTACAAAGGCAAATGGGAAGGTTTAACCCAAGCTGAAAAAACAAGGTGCAATGACCTGTTGAATTATTTACGCATGACGCCTGAACAACGGCGAGCATTTGACAGAAACTTAGGCAGCTGATGACTGAACCACACCCACTGCTTATTGCACTTATTGACCATTACAAACCTGACCCCCAGACGGTTTCGCAAATAGAAAAAAACGGTGCACGTCTTGACTATGTAGGCCACGCCGAAATCACAAAAATACTGATTGAAATAGACCCCGAATGGTCATGGCAACCAGTTGCCTGGGAAAACGGCAGACCAGCAACACATACGCAATTAGGCAAAATGACTAAACGTGACGGCACAGTTTTAGAGTTTCCCACCGTTTCAATGTGGGGCTATTTAACGCTTTTAGGTGTCACCCGTATTGCTGTTGGTTCAGTCGAAGCACACAAAGCCGATTTAGACAAAGAGTTGGTGTCAGATTTCCTACGAAATGCCGCCATGCGCTTTGGTATTGCTTTGGCATTATGGACAAAAGGCGAAACCAAAGTGCAACAGGTAGTTAACGCCCACCGGCAACAAACCAGCGCCCCAGCAACGCTTGTGAGACAGCCCGAAAAGCCCCGTACACAGGCGCTAGGCGCCAATGCGAGCAATGCACCCACCCCAGCACAAATGAACCTTTTAAGGGCTTTAGATCATCAAGGCCCAGCACCCGAAACCAAAGCCGAAGCCAGCCGTTTGATTGAAGAACTGAAAGGTAACAAGTCATGATGTACCCGACTTATGAAATGACTCATATCGACACAGAACTAACAGATCTACAAATTAAACAAGTTTCAGATGGCGGCATAGTGCACTTAGGCGCTTACGGGTTAGGAGCACTAGCTGAACTGCAAGTAGTTGCCTGGCTAAAAGAAATCGGCGCCAACCCAGTCTGGAACAACGGCCTGTATGACCGAGACATCACCGTGGGCAACATTGCGTTAGATGTCAAACACACATGCACCCACTTCTACCCGTTTCCTGAAGGCACCGTGTCAGTCAAACAGTCATCGTTAGACCATCAGTACGGGTCAATAATGGTATTTGTGTGGCTTAAAAAAGACGCAGACAAACCCAAATTGCACACGTCAGTCGACACCGCCTATTTGGTCGGTTGGCTGTTCCCTGATGAAGTCACCCAATGTCAAAAAATCAACGCTGGGCACACATGGCGAGACGGTTCAACCATGCAATACAACAGTTACCGTGTGCAGCTGCAAGACATGCGCCCAATGCAACAACTAGCAACAGTCCTAGTGCCATGAAAGAATCAACATTTCAAAGCAGTGTCATCATGTTGGCTAAGTTGCACGGCTGGCTAGTTATGCACACCCGTGCTGTGGAAATCCGCCCTGGGGTGTGGAAAACACCGCTACAAGGTCATGCCGGATACCCAGACCTGACACTGGCCCATTCGACTAGGGGCATTATCTTTGCCGAACTTAAGTCAGACATAGGCAGGGTTTCAACCATGCAAAAAGCGTGGCACGAAACCCTGTCAGCTGCAGGTGCTGAAGTGCACGTGTGGCGCCCAAAAGACATTCAAACAATCTCAGACCGACTAGCCAGGAGACCCGACAATGACTGAATTCATGCAACCCATCAACCCAATCCGTATTTGGACTAAAGGTAGCAACCACCGCTTTGCCCACAATGTGTTTGCTATCGCTATATCAAACTCAAATGATGTCGAATACTTGACTGTGAACGGCAATTTCATGCCAGTAACAGCAATCACCCATGCCGAAGTTCTGCTGAATGGACAATGGACAGCAATTCACACTGTAGAGATACGCCACCCAGCGACCTGATACAGTCCCAACACAATTTCATTAGTCGCATGTGTGTGCCACGGTTGTAGGTGGTGGGCAGTAAACAGGGGAACCTGGGTAGACGCCTATGCACCGATGTAGGCGAACAGCGTTTCCAAACGGCACAAATGGCGAAGGTTGTCCACCGAAAACAAATAGACCGGCACCCTGTGGCTACTTGCCCAAATTGTGGGGGACACAAACCACCCAACCCTGTCATGTAGTACGAGGACAACTAAGCGGTGCTCTTCCGCTTAGGCGTCAGTATCTCTTGACCTTGACCTTGACCTAACATCAGTACAAAGGAGACCCGACAATGCCCAGAGAACACACAACAAATGACCTGACCTATCGACGCAACAGGCAAGCCCTGCTAGCCAACAACCCACCATGCCATTGGTGCGGCCAGCAAGGAACAACAACAAACCCAATGACAGCAGACCACTTAATAGAACATGACCGTGGTGGCACTGATGACCTAGACAACCTGGTGCCTGCCTGCCGTAAATGCAACAGCAAACGTGGCGCCACATACAAAGGCAAAAGAGACGCCCAACGAATACAAAAACGCAACGAAGCCGTAAACCATTTTTTTGACACAAACCTAAAGCCCCCGACCCCATGCTCGGAAAACATTTTGGGGGAAACTGGCGGTAACCAGCCCGAACTGGCCGTGGTTGAAAAGCATTTACCACGACTCGAAACGGTTGGCTTGAATCAGCACAGTTTTGGGGAGGGGATCGCCCAGTGGGCTAGTTTGCATATGGGCATTGAATTAATGCCATGGCAAAAGCATGTGTTGAACGGTCAGCTGTCGCATGACGGTTTAGGCAACTTGCAGTTTCGTGAATCACTTTGCAGTACGGCTAGACAACAGGGTAAGAGTATTGCTCTTCAGGCGCTTATTGGGGGCTGGCTGACTGACATAGCAATGCAACGTGGCAAGCCTCAGGCTGTGCTTTCGGTGGCAAACAAACTTGATCGTGCCGAAGCCATATTTGGTTTTATTGCCCCAATACTTGTTGACAAATTTGGTGGAAAAGCGGCCAACGCTATGGGCCGTAAGTCAATCAAAATGCCAGACGGTTCGACATGGGAAGTTAGAGCTGCAACACCGAATCTTCACGGTGGGTCTTATGACCTGATCGTCATTGACGAACTGTGGAACATTTCGGCGGCCGTGGTTGATGAAGCGTTACGGCCTAGTCAGATCGCTAGGCAGTCGCCGTTGCTGTCTATGTGGTCTACCGCTGGCGATGAGTCAAGCGCCGCCATGATTCAATTTAGAGAACAGGCGATTAGTGAGATAGATACCGGCACAACTGGCAGTTTGTATTTTGCTGAATACAGCATGAAGCCAGGCAGTGACCCCCGACTAGAAACAAATTGGGTTATGGCCAACCCAGCAATGGGGCAAACCGTAACCATTGAAGCACTACGGGCTGTCAGCAAAAAAGATTCGTTTCTTCGAGCACACTTGAACATGTGGGTTTCGGCCCGTGGTGCCTGGCTTCAACCTGGCGTTTGGGACAAACAAAAGACTGACCAACCTATGCCACCAGGCGGTGTGTTGGCCGTTGACACCGATTTAACAGACGGGCGTTATGTGGGCGTCAGGTCATCAGTGCTTGAATCCAAAGCCCATGTGTGTGTCGAATTCATGGTGGACACCGAAGACGCAATGTGGGAAGAAGTAGAACGGGTCATGGCAGACACGGCCACCAGTCTGGTCATTACGCCTGCTTTGCATTTGCATTTGCCGAAACATTTGGAACGTCGAAGTAGCGTTATTGGTTACGGCGAATTGTTGAAGTATTCGGGCCTGATTCAAAAGATGATTGTTGAAGGCAAAGTGCGGCACCGTGGCGAACTCGCTTTGGCTGAACATGTCAACCGTGCAGTGCTAACCAAAACTGGTGGCGGTGTTGTTTTGTCTAGCCAAAAGTCGCCTGGCCCAATTGAGCTGTGCCGGTGCATGGCGTGGGCGATTGCCGAAAGTTCACGGCCAAAGGTTGTTGGCAAACCCATGTTTGCTGTGTCTAGGACACCGTGAACCTGCGTCACGCTAATGTTTGTCTAGTCCCTGTCCTGCGTCGGGCAGGGCAGGGACACCCCCGTAAGGAAACACCATGGGATTATTTACAAGTAACAAAGTAAACAAGGCGCAGATTTCGCCCCAGCCTGAACCGACCGTGCAAGCAGCCGCAGTTGGTGGTGCTTACTATTCGTCGCAAGTCGCAGGCCCAAACCTGATCGGTGACTGGTGGTCATACCAGGCTGGCGTTCTGCGTAACCGTGCAATGTCCGTTGCCGCTATCAGTCGAAGCCGTGACCTAATGGCGTCGCCACTTGCCAACATGAAACTAAAAATGTGTACCGAAGTTTGGAATGAAGAAGAAGGCGAAATGGAAGAAGTGCCGTTGGCGCCCCGTTCCTGGCTACGCCAACTTGACCCCGAAATGCCAAACAACTTCATGTTTCCGTGGATATTTGACGACCTGTTTTTCTTTGGCCGTTGTTTTCTTTACATCACAAGTCGAACCAAAGACGGTTACATGGCCAGCGCCACCCGTTTACCGCAAGGTTCAATTACGACGCCCGACGCAAACCCACCAGTGTGGTTTGGTAAAAGCAAAGAAATCTATTTCAACGGTGGCGCTATAGATCCCAAAGATGTTGTGCAGATTTACAGCCCAACTCAAGGCATGTTGTACATGTCAGAACAAACCATTGCAACGTCACTAAAACTAGAAGAAGCCAGATATCGCAACAGCTCTAGTGCAATCCCTGCCGGTGTACTCAAACAAACTGGCGGTGAACCGTTGTCAGCAACTGAACTTGCCGCACTGGCCGAAGCGTTCAACCAAGCACGGGCAACCAATCAGACAGCTGCACTAAACGAATTTTTGACGTACACAGAAACCAACGCAACACCCGACAAAATGCTGTTGATTGACGCCGCCAATTACCAGAGTCGTGAAATCGCTAACTTGTGCAATGTGCCCCCGTATCTATTGGGTATTTCAACAGGGTCTTACGCCTACACAAACAGTGCTGGCGCCAAATCAGACTTGTGGACTTTCGGCCTGTCAATGTACGCCGAAGCAATCGTGGCCGCCTTGTCACAACAGTTGCCCCGTGGAACCTATGTTAAATGGGATACCGACGAATTTTTAGAAACAGAAAAAGAAGAGTACGCAGTCATGGAACCCATGACTGAAGAAACACAACCACAAGAAAACACACAGGAAGAACTGGCATGATTCGATTTACTTCAAACACATTTGCACTAGAAGCTGCAGGCCCAGACGGTGAAGAACGCCGAACAATCACTGGCATTGCAGTGCCGTACAACACTTTTGCAACTGTAAGCGATGGCACCACCGTGCAATTCGCACCAGGCAGTTTGCCCGTTGAAGGCAAAGCACCACGCCTTTACATGTACCACGATTCAACCCAGCCCGTTGGTTTGGTTGCCGAACGAATCGACAGCCCCGAAGCCATGTACTTCACAGCCAAAGTGTCAAACACACGTGCCGGCGACGAAGCGTTAGTGCTCGCAGCTGACGGTGTCATTGACAGCGTTTCAGTTGGTGTCAACCCAACAGAATTTAAATACGACGACGAAGGCAACATGACAATTTTGGCGGCTGACTGGGTAGAACTTTCCCTTGTCCCCACGCCTGCTTTTGCTGGTGCTACGATCAGTCAAGTAGCGGCGGAAGCGCCACAAGTCGAAACACCAAAGGAAGAACCCAAAATGGAAACCAGCCCCGCAGTTGTTGAAGAAACCGTAATTCCCACGGCACCAATTTTTGCCCAGGCAAAGCGTGAACCACGCCTGCCCAGCGCCTTTGAATTCATGGCCGCAATTCACAAGGGCGGTATCGAAGCCGCTAACGCCAACAAGGTTTGGGAAGATTACCGTGCCTACCACAAGTCACCGATTGAAGCGGCAGCTGGCGATGTAGTGTCCAGCAATGTGGGCGGTATTGTGCCCCTGCCGTTGCTCGGCCCAGTTTTTGCGGATATCAACTACATTGCTCCCCTGTTGACAGCCGTCGGGACAAGGGCAATGCCAGGTGGCGGAACAGGCTCTACATTCATCAGACCTACTTGGACAACTCACCCGACTGTCACAGAACAGGCCGCACAGCTTGACCCCGTGTCAGCAACCACCAGCGTTATCGCCGCCAACACCGTCACCAAAAAAACGTTTGCCGGTGCCACCACCCTTTCGTACCAAACTGTTGACTTCACTGACCCAGCCGCTATGGCAGTCATCATGCAGGACTTGGCAGGCCAATACCTTTTGGCTATTGACAACTTCGCTTGTGACAACCTTGTGGCCGCCGCTACGTCTGATGGTGTTTGGAACTTGACCCCCGAAGATTTGATCAAGTCAATCTACGATTGTGCTGTTACTTCAGCAGCTGCAACCAACTTCTTGCCAACCCACATTGCTGTCGACCCAGCAACCTGGGGCTTGATTGGTCAACTCGTTGACGACAACAAGCGCCCGATTTTCCCAGCAATTGGTGCACCTGGCCTTGTCGGTCAGAACACCCTTGGCGCTGGTTCTGCTGTTTCATACTCAGGTATGAACCCGTTGGGCTTGAACATCATTGTGGATCGCAACTTCGCCGCTAAGACCATGGTCATTTTCAACGCTAACGCTTACGAAATTTACCGTGCTGACCGTGGCCTGCTTTCGGTTGAAAACCCCAGCACCGTTTCACGCACCATGTCAATGTTCGGTTACGCTGCAACCTTTGCTGCTAACTCAAGCATGATTCGCAAAATCACCCAGGCTTAGTCGAAAGGCGGTTAGCCGCCCATGGCTGTTTATTCTGTTATCTTCCATCAGCGTTTGGACAATTACGCAGTTGTTCAAACGCTGACGGAACCCGAACTGGGTTTGGGTCAATCGTTCACGCTTGCAGGTGTAGGTCATGGCCTGAACGGCACACACACGGTTTACGACTTGCCCCCATACTTGTTTACTGGTGTCACCAGTAGCGGTGATCTCACATTCGACTACGCAATACCGATTCCAAATCAGGTGTTGTTTTATGACGCCGATGACGATCTAAACCGAACTGCCGCTATCCCACCTGGCACCCTGACTTTCACCGAAACTTGTACGTGGATTACGGGCACACAAATTGGCACCTGGCTAGGTATTGCTTTGGCTGGTGTCGACGAAACGGCCTTCTTAACTCAGTGTGCTAACAGCGCCAACAACTTCATTTTTCGTAGGCGTCAAGAGTCGGGCTACACCGACCAATTGACCGTCGTCCCCAGTGCCGATGTAGAGCTGGCAACCATAATGATGGGTGGCTCGATTTACAGACAGCGTGGCGCTATAGACCAATTCGCAAGTTTTAGCGACATGGGCACAGCTGCAGTGTCAGGCCTGTCGCCGTTAATTAAACAGTTAGCCGGTATCCCACGGCCAGCGGTTGCGTGATGACTGTTTACACCGACCTGTTCAATGAGGCCATAGATGACCTGGCGGCAACGCTGGCAACCATTACTGGCATGCGTGTGGTGTTTGACCCTGAGAAGATCAACCCACCATGCGTGTTCATTGACGCCCCCAGTTTTGACGCCTTCAACTACAACATCGTCACCATGAATTTTTCGGTAAAAGTAGTGACACTAGGGCCAGGCAATTTGGACGGCTTACGCAACGTTTTAAGCATGTGTGCGAAGGTTCTAGCAAAGAATGTGGCCGTAAAATCTGGGCGCCCTGGTTACATACCTGTAGGTGGCCAAACTTTTGCAGCTTATGACTTATCCATAGACATGCAAGCCCAAACAAATTAAGGAAACCAAACTATGAAATACACAATTGTTAGCGACAAGATTGGCACCGTAGGCGAAGAATTTGTGCCTGGTGCCGGCACGAACATTGAAGCGTTACTGGCGCACGGGTTCATTGAATCTGACGAAGTGCCTAGCGACAGCCCAGCCCCAAAATCTGCTAAAACTAAAGCACCAGCAAAAAAGGATTAAGACATGTCGACTTCCACATACCTTTCAAACCCAGGCGTAATGATTAACTCGGTCAATTTGACTAATCAGTGCACCAGCGCCACCGTCACCAACCGTGTTGACGCACTTGAAGCAACAGCCTTTGGTGGAACTTCCCGTGTCTATGTGTCTGGTCTTTTCAATCAGGAAATCACGCTGGAACTTTACATGTCCTATGCGGCCACCGAAACGTACGCAACTCTTGCAGCTCTTGTTGGCACTGCCACCACGGTGAAGGTTGCGACTACTGACGCCGCTTTGACCACTGCTAGTGCCACAGCCCCCCGTTTTGAATTAGTGGGGGCGTTCCTAGCCGAATTACCAGTGATTGACGCAACTATGGGCGAATTAAGCACCATTTCAATTACTTTCCAGGGTGGCGTTCTTTCCACCATTGTTTCCTGACATAACCACAACAGCAAAGGCCCGACATGCAACTAACACTTAAAGTCGACCAGGGCGAAGGCCCTGTAGAAGTAAGCACCAACCTTTTCACCATTGTTTCGTGGGAACGCAAATTCAAGCGTAAGGCTTCAGACATGTCCAACGGCATTGGTATTGAAGACCTGGCGTATCTAGCCCACCAGGCATGCCAACAACACGGCGTTGTCGTGCCGGTGGTTCTAGATGACTTCATCAAAAAACTGGTGGTGCTCGAAGTAGTCAGTAATGAACCTGACCGCCCTACCTTGCCAGTACCTACCGACACGCTTTAGCACAACTGCTTGCAGCGACAGGGTACTGGCCACCTGAAGTAGAGTTTGACGTTAACGACCTAACAACAGTTATTAAGGTCATCAACGAAAGCAGAAAATAGCCATGGCAACCGATTTGACTATCCAAGTTACTGGGGTCAAAGAAGCTGTTAAATACTTGAACAAAGTAGAACCTGGCTTCAGAAAAGCGTACGTGGCAAACATGCGTGAAATTTCTAAGCCAATGACCGACGCCATGAAATCTAATTACGACGATATGCGTTTTCCTAGTGGCACACGCCGTAATTGGGAAGATGAAGGCAGGCCAGTGTTCCCGTTGTCTGCTTCAAAGGCTGTGCGTGGTGTTGGTGTTCGAGTCAACAACAAGAAAAAAGGCGCCGCCTTTTCGGTCATGCAAAAAAACCCTGCAGCTGCAATTTTTGACATTGCAGGCCGTGCCAATGTCAACCCTTTGGCGACAGCGTTTAGCAACAAATTTGGGCGTTCTGCCAGCCGTGTGATCTGGCCTGTATTCGAAGCAAAAATCGCTGACCTGACAACCGAAGTTCAAAAGGTAGTTGAAGGCGTCATGGCTGAAGCAAACAAGAATCTGAAGGTGTTCTGATGGCTATTTCAATTCCCGTAATTTCAGATTTTAACAGTAAGGGCATTGACAGTGCCATCAGGGAATTTAAGAAGTTAGAAACAGCAGGCGAAAAAGCACAGTTTGCTATTAAGAAAGCCGCCGTGCCAGCTGCCGCCGCTATCGCTGGTCTGGGCATTGTTGCTGTAGACGCCGTTAAAGCGTTCATGGAAGATGATAAGGCCGCACAACTACTTGCGACCAGCCTGAGAAACACCACGGGCGCTACTGACGCCCAAATTGCTAGTGTTGAAAAGTTCATTACGCAAACTTCAATTGCAGCTGCTGTTGCCGATGACGAGTTACGGCCAGCGTTTGACAAACTCGTACGAGGTACTGGTGACGTCACCAAAGCGCAAGATTTAATGAACCTGGCACTAGACATTTCAGCCGGTACAGGCAAAGACTTAGGCGCTGTATCTGACGCCTTGTCAAAAGCATTTAACGGGCAGTTAGGGCCACTGAGGAAGTTAGACCCAGCCCTGGCAAGCCTGATTGAAAACGGCGCTACAACCGATGAAGTTTTCGCCGCATTAGGCGACACATTCAAGGGTGCCGCCTCGACTTCAGCCAACACCGCTTCAGGCAAAATGAAATCGTTTACTATTCAAATGGGCGAATTCAAAGAGTCAATTGGCGCCGCCGTGTTTCCAATAGTCGACAAACTGTTGCCAGCGTTCAAATCTGTTGCCGATTTCGTAACCAACAACACCACGCTAGTAGTAACTTTGGGCGCTGTTATCGGCGGTTTGGCTGTTGCCATTATTGCTGTCAATGCCGCAACAACAGCATGGGCCGCAACAACCAAAGCAGCTGCCGCAATACAAGCTGCGTTCAATGCGATCATGGCGGCCAACCCAATCTTTTTGATTGGCGCCGCCATCGTTGCTGTTATTGCAATCCTTGTTTTATTGCAAAAAGAATTCGGCATTTTTGATGGTGTCATCAGAGTTGTTGGCGCAGCTTTCGGTGCCGTGTGGGGCGCTATTAAAGGCGTGTTTGATTGGGTCAAAAACAACTGGCCGTTAATTCTTGCAGTCATTACAGGCCCGTTTGGTTTAGCCATTGCGTTTGTCGTCAAGTTCAAAGATGACATTATGGGCGTGTTCAGCCTGATCTATTCTGGCATAAAAGCCACCATGGGGTTTGTTGCTGACGTTATTTCTGCACCATTTAAAGCGGCGTTTAGAGCTGTTGCAGGACTGTGGAACAGCACCATAGGCAAACTGTCTTTTAAAGTTCCCAGTTGGGTGCCTGGCATTGGCGGTAGCGGATTCGACGTGCCAGATATCCCCATGCTTGCCGAAGGTGGCATAGTCACAAGTCCCACATTGGCAATGATTGGTGAAGGCCGTGGCCCTGAAGCCGTTATTCCGTTGTCAAAGTTAGGCAGTATGGGCTTTGGTGGCGGTGGCAATATCACCGTCAATGTCAACGGTGGCGACCCCAACGCTGTTGTCGCAGCTCTACGGACCTATATGTTCCGTAACGGCCCGTTACCAATCACGGTGGCGTAATGGCTTCAATCACATGGACAGCATTTAAAGTCGTTGGCGCAACTTTTACCCAATTAAACGATTTGCAGTCAATAAATTTCACTGTTAATCGTGCCAACGTGCAAGACCCGTTTCGAGCAAGTTACTTTGAATTGTCAGGTCGTAACCCGTCAACATTGCCAACGCTGGCAGTCGGCGATTCAATCATGGTCAAAGCCACTTATGCTGGAACCGATTATTATCAGTCATCTAACAAAGTTGCTGACCTACAAATTGACTACGGTTTCACTAGCAACCTTGACCGCTGGTCGTTAACCCTTGAAAACAGTTTGGCTAACGCTGGCAGAACTATCACAACTGTTTCGTGGCCTGCTGGGTATACGACGTGGCAGGCCGCCGACGCTTTGTGTACTGCCGCCA